GGACTAGAAGAGGAGAATCTACACGGAGGTTCCATATGGGGCGGGCTTATGAACTACGAAAGACGTATGCTCTTAGGCAAGTCAAGCCTCAACTCTTTCAGAGAAGAGGGGTATATGGTTAGGAAAGTAAGGGCTAAGGTTGGTAGAGTATCCTAATGAAAAAGCGAACAGCAGTTGTGAGTGCGGTGGTTGGTGCTCTTCTTGTAGTCTCAGCCCCGCCTCTCATTCCCCCAATGCTCAAAGACAAGCCAGCCAAAGAAGAAAGAACTCAAGCAACAATGGCAGAGAAGCGGGCAAATAAAGCCCTAGCAAAACGCTATGCGTGGGTGGGCTATGGTTGGAAAGATATGGAATGGAGATGCCTTGATTATATATTTACTAAGGAGAGTCGTTATGACCATCTTGCCAAGAACAGGCAAGGTTCATCGGCATATGGTATTGGGCAACTCCTTAAGGAAACTAACAAAGACCCCGCAATCCAAATCTTACACGCCTACAAATACATAACGAAACGTTATCAAACACCTTGCCGTGCTATGAAGTTCCACTTAAGACATAATTACTACTGATGCTAGACTTACGCGGAGAACCAATACTGGTCTGCCTATGTGGTAGCAAGATGTGGAACATCACTGTCATATGGGATGAAGACACTCGTGAGGTAGGTTGGTACGACTTAAGACAAGAATGTAAATTGTGCGGGGCTATCGCCACCGCTCCGACACCGATAGATGGAGAGATGTAATGCCGACGTATGAATACAGATGCGAAGAGTGCCTAGCATTTCAAGAGACGCAGATTCATTTTGAAGTTGGACCTGAGTGCCCAGTATGTTATCGAACTATGAAGAGAGTCTGGTCTGCCCCTGGCATTCAGTTCAAAGGCAGTGGATTTTACAAGACAGACAACCGCTAGTCTTCTAGTTCGTCTTCTTTATCTGGCAAATCATAATCAGGGAATGGCTTGAAGCCACCCAATTTGCGAATCATTCTATTGATTGCCCGCTTGTGGCGCATACGAGCAGCATCCTCAGAGCCTAAACTTAAGAGGTTAGCAATCTCCTTGAAGTCCATTGACTGAGCGTGACGCATAAACAAAATCTTTCTATCTTCCTTACCAATCTTCCAATACACATAGTCAATCTCAATCATCAACGCCATTAGATTGCCACCTTCAGCAGGGGCAGAGGGGCGACCCACTCTTCCAATGTTCAACTTGTGAGACGTAGTGAACTCACCTCTTAAGACAGGAGGAAGCACAGCCTCAACCACTTCAGCAGTGTAGTAATACAGGTCAGCCGTGTCATAGCCAACAGACTTAGCCTTCCACTTCTGGCAGTAATCTAAAGCCTGGTTGCGTAGGCTACGATAGATAAGATTCTTCGCATCCTTGGGACCCTTGGCTTCCCACTCATCTAACTTGTTAGGATGTTCAGCGAACCACTGGTAGAGCACCTGTCTTATGTCATCAATCTCGACCATATCAAACTTGCGAGAATACTCAAGAGCGACAGCATCCACTACATATTGCCAAGGTTCAATGCGTTCCCAGTTCATAGTAACTTAGTTCCCAACTTGACGTTGAGGAGTCCCACTTTCTTTATTCTGTTGTTGTTATTGGCAAACTCAGTAGTTGTTGGCAACCACTTATCGTGCCACCTCATATCAATCTCCGACTTAAGTATAGATTCAAGGTCAAAAAAATATACCCCTTGCGGGGTGTAATTTACATAGCAAGGAGTATAAGATAACTTGCCTGCTTCGGTAACAAGAAAGTCGAACTTATACTTCTCGATAAGCAGGTCGTCGTAATGAGTCTTTCGTGACTTAAGTTCTATGAACAACTTGTATTCATCTGACTGGCAATCAAAGCCGTCGAACTCAGACTCGGAACGAGTCAGGTCAGGATAAAACTTTTCTTTCAGCCAATCAAAGAGTTCGGGTTCTCTCACTTCTCACTATCCCATTGCTGTCTTAAGACTAAGAGACCTATGATTGCGTAGTTTGCCATATCCTTAAAGGAGTCTTCAAGCGATTCGTACTGTGGGTTGGACACACCTCTGTCGACGAGGTTATTAATCCTTGCCAACTTATCGTGCATACGAACTCGCAGTCCATTGATAGGACCACCTGGTGATTCAGATATATTCTTCGGACCGTAATCAATGTGCTTCTTAAGTAGTAATGCTTGGAGTTCATCGAACGTTTGTTCTACATTCTGGACGAAAGGAGCGGAATTGACAGAGTGACTGTGAGCATTCCGCTCTCTGATTTTGTCTGCGTAATATTGTAACCCATCCCTGTTAGGTGACTTATAATCTGCCATACTTCCTCACGCTCCGCTTTCGTCAGTGTCATTAGGTTTGCTTTCCTCCAATAGTTTCTTAAGACTCGACTCGAACTTCAACATCTCGGAACCTACCACAACTTCCTCAATGAGTTCGTCTAGTACTTCACTACCAGATTCAGCAGCATAAAGTGTAACATATGTGGATTGAGTTATTTGTCTGATTTGTTCTGGTTCTTCGGCGTGTTCGTAGATAAATCTCAACAGACTTCCGACCAATAACTTGACCCCATTGGGCAAGACTATTGCTGGGTCGAACTCGTCATCATCTTCTAGGTGGTGGTCTACCATCTCAAAGGCATTGTCAAAGTGAATGCCACAGCCGTCGCAATAAAGTTCGTGGTCATCCATTATTCAATCTTCGCTCTAATTGCTTCCGCCCCGTGGCTAATATAGAATGAGTTAACGTCTTCTCCGTCGGGGAACCCGACGACAGTAACAGGGAGTTCTCTTGCAAGTGAAGAGGCAAACTCTTTTCCTGGCTGGTCCCCGTCGGCAAAGACAAAGACTCTTTCGAAATCGGCAAGGAGTCTCGTGTAATGTTTCTTCCAACTGTTAGCCCCTGGAACACCAACACAAGGAATACCAACACAGGCAGACATAGTAAGAGTATCCAATTCACCCTCACATACACCAATGTAATCGCCAGCCCGCTCAATATCGAGAACATTATACATCTTAGTATCAGCCCCAGTGAGTCCCATATACTTAGGCTCCACCGCAGGATTGAGCGAACGGAAACGTAAATCGACAACGCCAGACTTAGTAACATACGGTATAGCCAACCTTCCTTGGTACTGCTCGTGTCCTACTTCAGGCTCTGCGACTACGCCTAATCGCGCCAGCCGTGCTATCTCCATTGGGATACCTCTGCTTTTTAGGTAGTCCTCTGCCAGATAAATGCTTGCCGCGTACTTCTCCGCCGCCTTGCCCAACAATTCTTTCTGCGATGCGCTTTGCTTCATTGATATTCACGTGCTCCTGTCTTGAGATTATTTGTAAACTATTACCTTGGACTCCGCAAGCGAAGCATATAAAGATATTAAGGTCGAGGTTGGCACTACCACTTTGGTGCGTGTCGTCGTGGAATGGACACTTGATATTAGTCTGCCCGTGATTGCGTCGAACGTCCGCTCCGTAGTGGACGAGGACGTCTCGGATACTTGGTAAATCACTCACTGTCCCCTACTCTCTCCTGTAACCATTGGTCTAAATCTTGTACAACCCAAGCCCTATCTATGCCAGCGTTGCGACGCTTAACTATAACGAAGGCAGGTGGTTCTGTCTTAAGACCGCGAGCCTTCGCATAGTTCTTTGCTTCTACCTGAGCCTCGTCCCAGAAGGCAGGTAAGTCAATCTTCTTTCGGTTCTTAAGTTCTAAGATGTATGTCTTGCCAGCAACGACAGCGACAAGGTCGCCTTCATCTTTGGCTCCAGTCTTGGTGAGTCGTTCGCATACAGCACCCATAGCCCTGAACCATTTCATTACATCGGTCTCGAACTGTGCGCCCTTGCGCCCATTAGGGTTAGCCATTACGAAGCACTCTTATCCTTCATCAGGATTCTGATTGCCCAGTCCAGTCCATCGTGCACACCTTGTGTGTACTCATCTGTGATAGGAACCTTGGCATCTTCAATCTTCTGTATGAACTTACTGACTTGCTTAGCAACTTCAGCGTAAGCAATCTCTTTAGCGTGAATCTCTAGGTAATCGTCGTCCATTGTAACTCCTATGCGTTCTCGGGGATGTCTTCTATGTACATATACTCAGGGTTAAAGGCTAGCCACGCGTTGAGATTCGCGTTAGCATCCGCTCTACCATACCTGTTCTTGACTGGCGCAACTGCCATAGCAGTTCCGACGACTCCGAGAGTACAGATAAGCGCAGGGAGTTGAGCCACCTTTCCTTGGAGTGCCGACCTTGGTTGGCAAGGTTTGCCTTCCACAGCCTCCGATGTATGGTGTAGTACAACAATCGCAGCATTAGTCGCTCGAGCAAGATACTTCAACTCCTTCATAATCGCTCGCATTGATGCGAACTCTTCGCCACCATCAGTGGCTACATCCATTAGGTTATCTACAAAGATAGCCACAGGCGGGCATCCCCATAGTTCTTCAAAGGCTTGAACCTCTTCATCAATATCAACAAGGCTAGGGCTTGACTCAAATGACCAGACAATGTGACTGCCCTTGGCAAGGGTAGCCTTAGTCCAACCCAAATCATTCTGTAATAGATACTCAACATCACTCTGATTCTTACCGCTAATCATTGACGCAAGGCGCATAGCCATTGTGTGTGCGTTGGTATCTGCTGAGATATACAGCGTAGGAACTTTCATCTTCAGTGCTAATGCCAAGGCTAGTGTTGACTTACCTACACCTGGAGTTCCTGCCATCATAGAGACTTCTGCTCTACGAAAGATAATCTTATTTGTTTCAAATGCTTTGAACACAGCGGGCAATGGTTCCCCACCAATGTCGGTTCTACCGACTGACCTTACTAAAGTTTTCATTATGCTCCTGTCTTAAGTTGAAACCACCCACTACCTTCCCCGAATAGTAGGTGGTCTCAGTTGTCCCCGATAAGTTAGTTAACGGGCTTGCACTGGTCAGCACCCTGTGGTTGAGGGCAAGACCAGAACGCGTATGGTTGTCCTGTCTTCTTACTTACGCCACTTCGGAATACTCGCGGTCCGTGAATACAGGTAGGGGACTGAGCCTTTGCCTGGTCTGGAATTGAGGAGACTGGTGGCGTTGTGACGGGAGTTGAAGCGGGCGTCGCTAAAGGGAGTGTGTTGTATGCCGCCGTAACCATCTTCGCAGTTGCTGCGATTTGAGTTGAGTAGTCGGATACGCCCTCAAGTAGAACGCTTAGTTCGTCAGCGGTATTAGCACGGACGTTAATCATATCTCCCGCAGGAGTTTTGTAGGAAACTTGTAGTTTCCAATCGTCGTTGTTCATTGTTTCTCTTTCGTAAATTGGCAGTGTTCTGTGAGTCCACAGTAACTGCAACTGGATAGGTTAGGGAGAAATATACCAGCCTTGCGAGCCTTGTCGAATCCCGACACTAGGTACTCAAGACTATCGAGGGTATATCTACTCAGGTCAATCATCTCTCCTGTCCCAGATTCTCTGGACATCCAGTAGTTACCTTGATTGACTGTTACGCCAAGCATCAGTTCAATCCCGACTTTGTAGAAGCCAAGTTGTAAGTCTGATGTTGGTCTACGCGCTGATGTCTTAAGGTCGACAATGACAAGTTCACCGTTGACCTCAAAGACACGGTCAATCACCATCTTCACAGGCACGTCTGCGATGACAGGATTGAGTTCTAGTTCGATGGCTTTAGCACCCTGAGGTGTGCGCCATAGTTTCCAATCGGTATTGGCTTTGCGCCAAGCGATGTAGTTATCCACCCACTGTGGACCCATCTCGTTCCACCAAGTAGCATCTTCCTTATTCGGGTTAGCCTTAGTAGCACGACCCGCAACGCGGGCTTTAGTAAAGTCTAGGTCCTTGGTTTCTTTGGTCCAAGCATCTGCCCATAGTTGATTAGTCATTTGCTAAGTCCCATTCCTCAGTTGCTGAGTGGAATGCACGACCACCTGCGGACCAGATACTAGGTTCCTCTGGGACTTGTAGCAGTCGACCAAGGTAATACTGGTAGCCACAAGTCAGGTAGGTAGTGAATGCTGAGTACGATATGTGGGCTGGTAATGTGTAGCCCTGTAATTGAATCATTGCTTTCTCCTGTCGTTAGTTAGTTACATAGCCCCTTTACGGAGGACAGGAGAGTACTCGACATATCGGGGCTATGCAATATTCAGTTGTATATAATATATATTATATTATATATATAAGGGGCTTCGCCCCTATATATTATATATATTATCTATTATAGATTAATTATACACTGACTGTCAAAGTTTTTGTCAAATCAGACACGCCGATAGAAAACAGAAAAGGACCCCCTTCCCAAGGGATTACCTTAGGTCGGGGGTCTTCGTGTCTCTAATCGCCCGCTAGGGCGTTTTAATGGGCTACTTCGCGCCCTTTCCGAACTCTCCTGCTGAAGGGTCAAGCCACTTCAATACAGGACCGAGGAAGCCTGCGAGAGCAGCCATTCCGAGGGTCTTAAAGTCGGTCTCTCCTGCGAGGTAGAGTGCGATAGCAGCAGAGGCTGCAGCACGGAACCAGGTCAGCGATACTTGCTTGAGTGTTTCCATTTAGATTGCCTTTCGTTTCGTATTGTGAACCTTACAGCAGGTACATACGGGTGCCATATTGACACCTTCTGCCACCTTCTTCTTGGGCTTAGGCTGCAAGGCAGCCTTCACTTGATTCACAATCTTAGGTTGATTCATCCACCAGAACCAAGGGCTAGTATCATTAGCCATATCAGGGTCGATAGAAATATGAAGATGCTTAGTGTGAGGGTTGCTACCACTGTAAGGACGATTGCCGCGCTTAGCATACTGGCGCGACCAAATTTTTTTATTGAAGATAAGGTAGGAAACCCGCTCATCTTCCTTAAGTTTCTCGAATATCTGGGCACAGTCAACCCCATTCTTGGGGTCGTGTGTCAAGTCAACAGCAAGACCCGTGTTGTGGTCCGAATTCGGACTCGCTTTTTGATGTGCCACAGAGGGCAACAATCCGTCGGACAGTTTCTTGCGCTTCGGAAACAATGCTGTCGCCTGACGTAGGACAGCAATAGCAGCAGGCGTGGCTTTCTTGGCTACAGGTTTCATTCATTTCCTCAAGGCTTCCTTGACTAACTCGGTGAGTAGTTCTACTTTTTCTTCAAGCCCATTGACTTTATCCTTAAGACTGGACCCACCGTTGGGTTTAAGTTCATAAAGGTAGTGCTTGACAAGCCAGCGCACTAATGTTGCGAAGCCTGTGATTAATGAAAGGATTGCTACGGCAAGGGCTGCCCAGTCTGCAGGTGTCATTTATACGGTCCTTATGGTAATTTCTACTACACCGCCATAACCAGAGAAGCCTCGGTCTGGGGGAGTAAGACGAGTGAAGTTGATTTGCTCGATAACTGCCTGACGAGATTCGCCAGTAGTTAGGTCTTGCCAGGTGACAACGTCACCATTCTCTTCGATAGTCTCGAGCGTAGACAATCGGTCGAATGCCCTACCTTCATACCCGACTAGGACGTTGTATCTATCAGTCTCTACGTCGAAGCAGTAGACAGGGAATCTTATGACTCGCTGACGAGGTGTAGCGATTGTGGCTTTGATTTGATAGCCCTGGAATACAGGACCTTTGGTTACATCAGTTGCATCTCTGTAAAGAATGAACTTGTATGCCAAGTATTCTTGAGCATTGAATGGCTGAGTAGTGGTTACCTCAACAGAGGGAACTGTTGCGTCGTAAGAAATAATGTCGTACTCGGTGCCATCGGCATCGACAGTTTCTAGTGTCATAGAACCATACTGGAAATCACCACGCCCTATCAGACGCTT